CGACCCTATTACATTGTCTGCGATGACCTTGAGGATAAAGACACACTAAAAAACGAAAAACGGCAAGACGAGGTAGTGCGCTGGATTGAGCAAGACCTACTCCCCACAATGGACGGACCCGTTAGACGCTACCTGCACCCAAACAATAACTTTGCGCCACGTACAATTCAGGAGGAGTTAAGACTAAAACACCTGGACTGGACATTGCATCACGTAGACGCTTACAACGAAGCTTCTTTTAAACCAACATGGTCAGAAAAATATAGCGACACGTATTACAAAGAAGTAGAAAAGGAAATCGGTGTTATTGCAGCACAGGCAGAATACAATAACAAACCTTACTTTGAAGGCAAAGTTTTTAACGTAAATCAAATAAACTGGATAGAAAAAACCCCAAACCTGAACCATTACAAAGCTATAATCGGGCACTGGGACATTGCATATTCAGGCAAACACGACTATAACGCCATAAGGGTTTGGGGACTTAAAGACAAAAACTTCTATTACATAGCCTCTTTTGTACGACAGGCTAAAATGAATGAAGCCCTGGAATGGATGTGCGATTTCGAACGACAACTTCCTGTTTCTGTCACCGTACATTGGCAATACGAATCGCAGTTCTGGAACGATGCCGTCCGCGAGGCAATCCGTAAAGCTGAGCATGACCATGCTATAAACCTGTTTCTGTCTAAAGTAGATACGCCCAAAACAAAAAAACTCGACCGTATTCTGCGTATGCAACCTTACTACCAGAACGGTAGAATATATTACCCCATTGCAGCAAAAGGCGACAAAGATGCGCAAACCGGATTACATCAGCTTTACGCAATAGAACCAGGCTACAACACACACGACGATGCGCCCGATGCCGATGAACAGGCAATATTATATTTGGAACGTTACATCCGGTCGGCCGATTTTCATCCCCGAACCGGAACATACAACAAAAACAAAAAACGTAAATGGTAGGGGCAAGGCTCGCCCTTGCCCATTAATCAAAAATAATTCATAACACCATGACATTTCTAACATTAAACGATTTTGAATCAAAGCTCGACCCTGAAATCCGAAACCAGATTACCGGACAGGACGACACCCTGTTTGACGATGCAGAAGCGCAGGCAATCGGGTTGATTAAAGACGCGCTTGCCGACCGTTACGACATTGATTCCGAACTTGCAAAAATAGGAACCGACCGACACGTAAACATGATGCGCTGGCTGATGAACCTGTCGCTGTATTTTATTTACGAACGTATACCGGCGCAGCAAGTGCCGGAACGTATTGTAAAAAACTACGATGACACAGTACACGAAATAGAACTGATAGAACGTGGCAAACGTGCAACCCAACTAACAAAAGTAGTTGATATTGTTACTAACCAACCCAAACGAATTTTCCGTTGGGGATCGTCGCCAAAAAGAATAAATTAACCAAAGTTCAACTTTTTTGAAAAGTTGAACTTTTAAAAACATAGCAATGAAACTACCAAACATATTACAATTCCTGAACCGGAAACAACCGAATGTAACCTTAAAAGTAAATCCGGCTAAAAACCGCACGTCCGTAAAACTGAAATACTATCGTGTTCCGCAGGTTGAACTGCAAATGGACAGGTTACGCTCGGCTATCATTGCAGCCAAAAGCCCCGCAAACCCCCGCCGGCTTATGTTATATGCAATTTACGAGGAGATACTAAAAGATGCGCATCTGCTTTCGCAAATCAGAACGGCTACCTACTCCGTCCAACAAAGTAAGTTTTCGATAACCGATGAGCAAGGCAACGAAAAACCGGAACTGCATAATCTGTTCGAAAAAACATGGTTTGTAGATTTCCTCAAATATGCTATTGATTCTGAATGGTGGGGACATTCATTAATCGAATTTGGCGACCTCGCAGACGGCGAGTTCGATGTTGTTAAATTGATTTCGCGTTACCACGTCCGCCCCGAATTTGGCGATGTTACAATAGACGTAAACGACACTTCCGGTATTGTGTACCGCGACAATCCCGAAAAACTTTTCGTGGTCGAATCCGGCGATCCTTATTCGCTCGGGTTATTAGAAATTGCTGCCCGCGAAATTATCTGGAAAATTCAGGCGCGTAACGACTGGGCGACAGCTTCCGAACGCTTTGGAATGCCGCTGCTCGCAATCCGAACAGACTCATCAAACGATGCAGAACTTAACGAAATGCAAAACATGGCCGATAACTTTGGCGCAAACGGTTGGGTGATTCTGGCTAAAGACGATGAAATTGAAATAAAAAACGAACGCGGCGGAGCCGATATGTTTAAAATTTATCTGGAGAAGGCTAAATTCTGCGACGAGCAAATTTCAAAACTAATAAACGGCCAAACCATGACCTCCGACAACGGAAGCTCCTATGCACAGGCAAACGTACACGAACGCATTCTGGACGCATACACTTTAGCCCGACTTATGCGGATTCAAAACATGATTAACGATAACCTTATGCCATTCCTGGCATACAACGGATACCCTGTCGAAAACTGCAAATTAGTATTCTTCGACACAAAACGCTGGTACGACGACCTGCCCGAATCAGAACCCGTCATTGCGAGCGATGCAAAGCAAACTGATGAATCGGTGTCGCTTCGCCGTATGATGTACGGTTTAAAAAAAAAGTACAAACTATAAAGCTCCAACGCCTCGCTTTTCAGGGCTTCGATAATTCAATTTTCGACTCCCTAATGCAAAAGCTCCACTCGCACGCCCGGTACGGGCAAGGCTCGCCATTGCCCACAGACCTGATAAAAGAAGGCGAAGCCCTGATAACAGAAACCGCAACCCTGCTAAACAAAGCTATGAAAACAGGAATCGGAAACGTAACCTACGCGCCCGATCCCGAGTTCATTGCCAAACTAACTAAAAACGTTTGGGTGTTCTCAGGCTTCAAAACCTACGACATGCTGAGCAAAGCAACCGACCTGCTTATGGACGCATCCGGCAAGCTGAAGCCTTGGAACCTGTTCCGCGACGATGTACTGGCGCTCAATAAAACTTATAACGAAAACTATCTTAAAGCAGAATACAACCATGCAGTAACAAGTTCGCAAATGGCGGCAAAGTGGAAAAAGTTTGAACAGGACGGCGACCGTTATTACCTCCAATACCGCACAGCGCAGGACGAGCGTGTACGAGCATCGCACAAAATATTAGATAAAATTACACTGCCCGTTGGCGACCCGTTCTGGGATAGTTACCTGCCTCCCAACGGGTGGAATTGCCGTTGCACCACTGTACAAGTATTAAAATCAAAATACAAACCCGACAGCTCCACCGATGCTTTGCAACGAGGCGAACAGGCTTTAACCGTTTACAGTTCCGACGGCGTTACCATAAACCAAAAAGCAACCGAGCGAAACAATATATTTAAGTTCAACCCGGGCAAACAAGCGGCCGTGTTCCCGACTAACCACCCTTACTATAAGGTGCAGAACAGAGAGGCAGAAGTAATAAAGAACCATGCAAACGAAGCGTATTATAACACCCTGCGACAGGATTATGCAAAACAATACAACCTCGACAAATGGCCTAAAGATTTCACTTTAGCCGAACAAATTGAAGTAACCGAACATCTTAATTTACAAGAAAAAATTTCTTTTATTGCAAAAAAGATTGTATATTTGAAAAATGAAATCGCATTCCTTTTAGATGCAAAAGGAAATCTTATTTCCAGAGCAACCGGAGTTAGCGGTAATGTAGATTTTAACTTATTTGACGATGCTATTTTAAAGGACAGTACCATTATACATAATCATCCCGAAAATAATCATTTGAGTTTAAAAGACACAACTTATGCTTTAGAGAAAAATATTTTGATAATAGCAGCCGTAAACGATGATAAAATATGGTTGTTAGACCGACCGAAAAAAGGTTGGCCGGATTTAAAAGAATTTGACAAAACTAAAGATGAACTAATTGAGGAGATTGCAGATGCTTATGCAAATGATGAAATAACATACTATCAATATAAAGATGCTTTAAATAATGAATACCCATTACAAGTATTCAAACATTATAATTTAAACCCTTATATAATAAAATTATGAAAACTGAAAAGGAAATAAAATCAGAAATTCGAAAAAAATTATTAAAGGAATACTTCAATGACGGGAAACTTTCATTTGAAAAGACAACTACTGACTTTATTGATAATATCGAAACTAAGGTAGACGAGGAATATCAAAAATTAATGAAAGAACAAAAAAAGTAGGAGTAAATAAAGAATA